ATTAATTTAATATATTTATAATAAAATAATACACCAAAATGGGATACTTAAATAATAACGTAGTAACAGTTGATGCTATTTTGACAACTAAAGGTCGTGAACTTTTAGCCCAAAATAATGGAAACTTTCAAATTACACAATTTGCATTAGCCGATGATGAAATCGATTATACATTATATAATCCAAATCACCCCTCAGGTTCTGCATATTACGGGGAAGCAATTTCAAATATGCCTCTACTTGAAGCATTTCCTCAAGAAACTCAAGTAATGAAATATAAATTAACTACTTTACCTCGTGGAACAGCTAAATTACCTATATTAGATTTAGGTACTGAAGCTATTACTATTAAACAAGGAGCAGGTTTAGCAGTTACTCCTCAAACCCTAAACTATTTAGGTGGAGATACAGCCGAATCAGCTGGTTATACAGCAACAATATCAGATGTTAGATTAATGTCTACATTTGAAGGTGTTGGTATTAACACCCCAGAAGTACAAGCATTAAACTCTACAACAACTGTAGGTACAAATGTATCTAAAACAGTTGTAGGTACAACAATTAACCTTAGAGCAACTACAGTTAATACATTGTTTGGTACTAATACTGCATTATATGCTACATTAACAGTAATTGGTAATGATAGTGGTGCTAGATTAACTATTCCTATTACAGTAACAAAAGTATCATAAAATATAAAATATGGCATTCACAAGATTAGACACCGACGATTTCGTAGTATCAGCTGATTCAATTTCAGCAACACTATGGTCTGGAGGAACACCTTCATTATCAACATTCTTTACATCATCAACACAAGCTGCAGGTTCATCTGGTTTATATTATCTAAATGTATATCAAGATACAGCAACTAATGATGGAGCTGAAATCCAATTTGCTATTGCTTATGGTAACTCAGCAGGTTCAGGTAGTGCAAATTATAATTCAAATGTTGATGGTAAATCCCCTACATCTACTGTTTATGGTCAGTATCAAAATTTAGTATTAGGAGATGAAAATACTGATTTTATATTTGGTAATATTACCTCTTCAGAATTCTTTGCAATGCCTATTGAACGTGCTAGATATAAAGAAAAATTATTCCTCCAGTCAACAGCATTATCCATTAAAAATGGAAGTGATAGAATTACATTAACTGATGATAGTGCTTATGTTTCATCTGTTAGATTTAATGAAGCTGGTAGAGTATTCCAATTAATTTCAGGATCACAAGGTGTTAGAACATCTGCTCCTAAAGATGGGGACGGAAATGGATGGACAGCAGCCTCAGGATCATATGGATGGTTACTCCCAGATATTGGAACTATTTTATTAAACCCATTAGCTTTAACGGCTTCAGTTGCTGACGGAGGCTTAGCATTAGCTTTTTCAGGATCTGGGTTTAATGGTAATTTAGCATATAATGCTTCAGATAATGCTAATGCAACTTTATACTCAGCTATTAGTGCATCAGCTGTTAATCCAAATGCAACTCCTTTCTTTTTAAATTCAGAAGAAACAATAACATCTGATTTTATATTTGTTAGACCAAGAAGTTCAGCATATAATTATTCTGAAAACCCATCATTTATTTCTGGTTCAACTGGAGAAATTATATTTGATTCTTTTATTAATAATCCACAAACATTTATTACAACTGTAGGTTTATATAATGATACCAATGAGTTATTAGCTGTAGCTAAGTTATCAAGACCTTTAGTTAAAGATTTTACAAAAGAAGCATTAATCCGCGTTAAGCTAGATTTTTAAAATGAATGAGTGCATTCAAACAATTTTTATCATCCGACATAACTGTAACCCCATTTGAGGTTAGTAAAGGTTTTTCCTATGAAGGGCAATCTGAATTAACAGACTCTGGGGGTGGGGTAGATAGGTTTTTAGGAAAAAATATAAGTGGTCTTTTTGATCCAAATACTGATCCAACAACAGGTACTATATCTACCCAATATCAAAGATTAATATATAATTCAACTAAAGAATTATATTACTCTAATTATTTAAGTTCGTCGTTTGGGGATAATGTTAATACTGCAAGTTTAATTCCTGGAACTAATGAAGAAGGTAATAGATTTGTAGGTTTATCATCTTCCCCCGGTCTATATGATAATTATTTACAAACTACTTTAACTTTTAAAAAATATTTCCCTACAGGATCTGATGATATCATAGCCATATTCTCAGTCCCTTCAGGACTTTATGGTAATTATATTCAACCTAAATCATTTTATTTAAGTGCTGAAAGTGGAAGTATTAGAGATGATGGTGAAGGTAATTTAATAAATCAAGCTACTGGTAGAGTATGTGGTAATGTTTTTTACCCTCATGGTTTAGCTGTAATAACTAGTGATGGATCACCAGGAGCAGGATATGGAGTTGTAGTATATGGAAACGCAGTATATGGAGGGGCAGGTGATACTTTTATAAATAATTTTATAACCTCTCCTAATATTTCTTGCTCATTCTCCAGTTCATTAACTATATATGATACTCAATATAAATGTACTATTAGAGATAATGAATATAATTTTACATTAAACCCCTCAATTAGTTCAGGTAGTACAGAAATTACAAGCTCAATAGGAACATTTTACACCCCAGGACAATATTTGAATGAATTTGCAACAGGTTCAGATTTTAGTCCCTATATTTCAACAGTAGGATTATATGATAATGATTATAATCTGTTAGCAGTAGGTAAACTATCTCAACCACTGCCCATTAGTCCAACTACGGACACAACTATATTAATCAACATAGATAAATAAAATAACCATGAATTGGATTTATAAACAAAAGGAAATGGAGACAATCTCCGATTTTCCTGATAATACTCATGGTTTTGTGTATAGAATAATACATAAACCAACAGGTAAAGCTTATATAGGTAAAAAAATACTTCAAAATACTACTAAAGTTAAATTAGGT